TTGGTGCCACACTGAACTGCACGATGGGCAATTGGGACGGCGAGCCGACCGGCTATGCCTATGTCTGGAAAAGCGACGGCGCGGATGTGGCTGGTACTGGCGACAGCTACGTCGTAGCGGCGAGCGATGCCGGGCATTCCATTACCTGCGTCGTCACCGCGAGCAATGACGCCGGCAGCACCGAGGCGCCACCGTCCAATGCTGTGGCGGTTGCCGCAGCGAGCACCGAATCATCCGAAACGCGGAGGAAGTAATGGAGAGCACGCAATCACGCCGCAGCACGACCACCGCGGCACCGGCAACCCCGGAAGCCGAGCGGCGGCTGGACGCCAAGGCATTCAAAGAGGAAACCGACCGGCAGATTGCCGAGCGGGTATCCTCTCCGCCGGAACAGCCGACGCCGACGCAGGCCGAGGCGGATGCGATCAAATCGGGCGAGGCAGTGCCGCCAGGCGAAGCCAGAGGCGGCGCGGCGCAAGAACGGGATGTGAAGCCGAGCGCGTCGGGCGCGGGATACACCACCCGATGATGTCCGGAACTTCTCTGGTCTCCAGCTTTTACTGGACGCAGTTCTAGTGCCGAACTGGCTCACCCGCGTGCTCGGCTGGGGAGGCGCGGCGTCGGTGCCTGAAGGCGCGGTGCGGCCGGGGCCATATTTTCTGTCGAATGGTTGGCTGCCGGCCGGGAGCCCGTGGAACTACTGGCAATCCGGCCAGAACGTGCGCCCCTACGGCGGGCCGAGCGCGATGCTGGAAGCCTGCATCAGCGCCTATGCGCAAACCGTGCCGATGTGCAGCGGCGACCACTGGCGCCGGCTCGATAACGGTGGCAGGGAGCGGGTGACCAACTCGGCATTGTCGCGCATCATGCGGCACCCGAATGATTATCAATCGATCTCCGATTTCTTGCTGAATTTGACGCGGCGGTTGTACGAGTGTGGCAACGCCTATGCGGTGGCGCTGCGGAACGCCCGAGCCGAGATCACCGAGCTTCACTTGATGCAAAACGGCGCCGCGATGGTGGCCGAGGATGGCAGCATCTTTTATTCGCTGTCGGGCAACGAGATCATCGAGCGACGGCTCAATTTGCCTCTGTCCCTGCCGGGTCTCACTAATTTATCGCTGCCCGTGCCGGGTCGCGACGTGCTGCACGTTCGCCTTCATACGCCGCGGCATCCGCTGAAGGGCGAGTCGCCGATCCTGGCGGCGCAGCTTGATTTGGCGATGTCGGGCGCGGCGCTGAACCAGCAAGTTCAATTCTACGTCAACCAAAGCCGGCCGAGCTTTCTGCTGACCACCGATGTCGTGATGAAGCGCGAGCAGGCGCAAGAACTACGCGCATGGTGGAACGAGCAATCGCAGAGCGAGAACGTCGGCGGCACACCGATCCTGACGAGCGGGCTGAAGGCGCAGCCGGTGCAGACGAGCGCGGTAGACTCCCAACTGGTCGAATCGCTGAAGATGAACGACCAGAACATTGCGCTGGCGCTGCGCATCCCGCTGCAAATGCTCGGCATCGGAAATTCGACATTCTCCAGCACCGAATTGCTCATGCAGCAGTGGGTCGCGACTGGGCTCGGGTTCACGCTGAATCACATCGAAGAAGCATTCGGGCTGCTGTTCGGTTTGCGCGGCGTGCCCGACGAATATCTTGAGCTCGACACTCGCGCCTTGCTGCGCTCGGCCTATCGTGAGCGCATCGAGGGGTTGGCGCGCGGCGTCATCTCGGGCATCTACAGTCCCGACGAGGCGCGGGCGCAGGAAGACCTTCCAGCCGTGCCGGGCGGGCACGGCGCCGAACCGAGGGTTCAACAACAGGTCGTCCCGCTGAGTTACGGCAGCGAGATGCAACCGCCATCGCCCCAGCCGGCGACCCCGCCTCCGCAGGACACGCCGCCATCTGATAATGCCGATGCCACCGCCAGCGAACTCGCTTCGTTCCGCGCTGCGTATGACGAACACCGCCGCCTTGCCGCGTGACCCGCTGGCAGCGGAGCTCGGCTCCGTTGTCGGCATTCTGGAGCGGGAGTTGCGGTTGCAGATGGCGGCGATGCTGGCCGAGGCGCGGCAGGAGATCGAAGCGCTGCGGGCGTGGCGCGCCGAAGCTACCTTGCAGCTTGCCTCGCTGGTTGGCCCTGCCGGGCCGCAGGGCGAGCGCGGGGAGAGGGGAGAGCCCGGCGGGGCTGTCGTGGGCCCGCCCGGCGAACAAGGCATTCCAGGGCCGCCGGGCGAGAGCATTGAAGGCCCGCCCGGACCACAGGGGCCGCCCGGCGAGAGCATTGAGGGGGCTGTGGGTCCGCGCGGCGAGGCTGGCCCGCCTGGTAAGTTTGCCGCACCAAAAGCATGGCAGCGCGGCGTGCATTACGAGAGTGATCTCGTCACTCATGCCGGTTCGAGCTGGTGCGCTATGCGGGACACCGCCGAAGAACCGCCGCACGAGGATTGGTGCTGCGTTGCCGAGCGCGGCGCCGATGGGCGCACACCCACGTTTCGAGGCGCCTGGAAGGCCGCCAGCGCATATGAAGCGCTCGATGTGGTGATGTGTGACGGGAGTTCATTTGTCGCGCTGTGCGAGGCGCCAGGGGCGTGTCCCGGTGCCAATTGGCGATTGCTGGCCGCCCACGGCAAATCCGGCCCGCCCGGCGCACCGGGCCCACAAGGCGAGCGCGGCTACCCCGGCATGCCGGGAGTCTCGCCGGCGGCGCTCGAGGTCGACGGCGAGGGACTGTTGACGCTGCGCCTCGGCGACGGCACCCGGCTCGCTTGCGACTTATATCCGGTGCTGGCGAAGCTGCGATGAGGCACGGCTATCGCATAACGCGGGTCGTGACTCCGGCCGCGAGCATGGCGCTCGTCAGCCTCGATGATGCGAAGACTGCGCTCGGCATCGACGCCGGCGACACCTCGCAGGACGCGACGCTGACGGCGCAGATCGAGGCAACCTCGATGGCGATCAACAATTTCTGCGATCGCATCTTCGTCGTTCAGACCTACCGCGACCAGTTGCGCGATGCGTATGGCGTGTATGGCGAGCCGCTGGTGACCCGGCAATACCCGATCATGGTTGATGACAGCGGGGTGCCGGTGGTGGCGGTCAGCGAGGATAGCGGCGCGCTCGATGCGGCATTTCTGGAGGTCTACCCGGAGCAGGGCGCACTCTATCGGCTCGATGCGAGCATGTTGCCCGCCGCCTGGGGCGCGGCGCTGGTCGTTGTGGACTACACCGCTGGCTATACCGCGATCCCGCCGGATGTGATGGGCGCGTGCTTGGAATGGCTGTCGGTGCGGTGGCACGGTATCGGGCACGACCCGTCGCTGCGCAGCGAAACGATCCCTGATCTCATCACGCAGGTTTACGATAGCAGCGGCGGCAGCAGCGGTTCGGCGATGACAGCAATGCCGGGCGGCGTGCGCGATTGGTTGGCGCCTTATCGGATCTGGTCGGTATGACGCCGCAGACCATCATCGCCAGCACTGACCGCGCCATCGCCGGCTACGGCCAGAGCGTGACCTTGCAGCGCACCGCGGTCGATCCCGTGACCGGCGCGACGACTGTCTCCGAGGAAATCGAGTGCCCGGCGGCGGTGCGCAACTTCGGGCCACAATCGCTCGAAGCCGGCGAGAGCCAAGAGATACGGGTCGTGCTCAGCCCGACCGGCCTCGGCACCTTCGGCATTCCGTCGCGGGACGACATCCTCGTGATCGACGGCAATCCTTCGAACATTCAGGAGATCGCGCCGCTGAGCTACGGCGGCATGCTGTGCCGCGTGAACCTGCTCTGCCGTGGCTGATCAGCGCGAATTGATCCTGTCGCGGCTGGCGGCGCTGTGCGGCGCCGTGAGCGGCATTGCCGCGGTCGCGCGCAACAAGCTCGACGTGCCAAGCAATGCCCGGCCGGCGGTGATCATTCAGGACGGCATCGAAACATCTCTCGGCCAGGCGCCGCAGCAGCACCACAGCGAATTGCAGCGCATGGAGTTGAGCCCAGGCGTCAGCGTCTATGTGCGAGCCGGCGGCGCGGCGGATGCGGGTGTGCTGCTGTCGCGCTACCGCAGCGCCATTGTGGCGGCGGTGTTGTCGGATGACGCTTTGCGCACCGCGATCGGCACGACCGGCCGCATCGACTATCAGGGCTGCGTCGTGCTGCCGCCCGATGCCGAAGCGCTGGAGCATCGCATCGATCTCACCTTCGTCTTTGTTTACGCCTTCCGGTTGGGCGATCTCGCGGCGTGAGCGATCTCAACATCAGCGTCGAGTCCAACATCAACCGCCTGGTCCTACACCTCGACCAGATGCCGGACGAACTGAAGCGGCGGCTTGAGGTCAAGATCAGCGAATTGACGATGCAATTGCTGTCGCGGGTCAAGGCCGCCGAGCCGGTCCGCACCGGCCGGCTGCGCGCGGCGACGCGCTCGTTTGTCGACGTGCGCCAGGACTTTGTGCGCGGGCGCGTCAGGGTACTCTCGACCGGCAAGGCGCAGTCCGTTGGCGCAGCCTTTGGCGCGCTCGAATACGGCGCTCCCGGCAAGCGCCGCAGCGGTCCGGTCCGGGTGCGCGGCTACAGCCGCTCGTCGGGTGCCGTCGCTGCCTATCAGCGCCGCCGCCCGCATATCACCGCACGACGGTTCCTGCGTGGCCCGGCAGCGGCGATGCGTTCACGGGCGCTGGCCGAACTGGAGGCGATCGTCGGCAAGGCGCTGCAAGACGAATTGAACAAGATTTGAGAGGAGTAAGACCATGGCCGCCATAACACTCAACATCGGTCTGCAATCGCAGATCATCGGGGAGTTGAACTTCACCGGCACCAACGACATCGGCCCGCAGATTGTCATCAATTTGCCGGTGGTGCAGTTCGGTCCCAGCGGGGCGATTGGTTTCATTCAGGATGAATACGGCCAGCTTGAGTTGACCGGCGACGTGCTGGCCGACGCGACGACCGGCTCCTTCGGAACCATCACGCACCCGGACGATGCGATGGTGAGCCCGACCACCGACGCCTATTACGTCGGCACCGGCATCATCACTTGGAAGGGCGAGGATGATCTGACGGCGAGGGATGTCGGCAACGTCAACGTCTTTGAACTCACGCCTGCGGTCGAGCGTCAGGAGCACTGGAATCACCGGGTCGGCGGCATCCGAAAGAAAGACTTCAGCCCGGTCGTGCAGCAAACGCTCGAAGTTCACATGATCATGGACGAGTTCACCGCCGAGAACCTCAAAATGGCGTTCTTCGCTTCGGTTGGCCCGTAATCCAATGCCGATCAGTTTCCTGGAACTGGTGCCGAAGCGGCCGAGCGGCACCGTAACGATCGACAGCGAGCAGGGCCTGGCGGAATACGAAGTCACCGGCGTGTCGCTGACGCAGCTTGTCGAGATCGGCAAACGCTACCCGGCATTTGGGCGCACGATGGACGGCGGCGCCGCGGTCGGCCGGTTCCTCGCCATCACCGAAGCGATGCCGGCGCTGATCGCCGCCGGGCTCGGGCATCCCGGGAACCGAGACTACGAACAAGCCGCCGCGCGGATGCCGAGCCAGGTCGTCATCGCGCTGGCGAACAAGGTGCTGGAACTTACCTTGCCGCGCCCTACGCAGGAGGAGGGCGAGCCCGAGGCGCCGCCCGCCGAGGAGGTCGTAAGAGACATCCTGCCGGATCGGACCTCGCCATTGCGATTGAGCAGTTGATTGTCTGGCACCATCCGCCCGCATCGATCTGGGAGATGACGCCGCGACAGGTTTTCGATTGGGTCATTCTCGGGCTCGACCGCGAGAAGCTCGACCGCGCCCGCCGCCTCTCCGACGCCGCCAGCGCCGCCCGCGGCGAGGGCCGCGACATCGAGCGCACGCTGAAGGAACTGACCGATACCTGACAACCTTACGATCAGCATCGGCGCCGACACCAGCAAGCTGCGCGCCGACCTGACGCTTGCGCAGCAGCAGCTAAAGCAGTTCGGCGCCGAACTGCGCGCCGCGGGCGCTGAGGCCGCGAAGACCGGCGACCGGCGCCCGGTCGACGAACTCTCCAGCGCCTACGAGGCCGCCCGGTTCGAGGTCGCAAGGCTCAACCGGGAACTGAAGGGCACCAGCCGCGACATCGCCGCCACCGGCGCCGCGGCGAAGACGGCGAGCCAGCACTTCGAAGCGATGGGAAGCCATTTCAGCGCACTCGGCGGCGCACTGGACGAGATGGGCGCCCGCATGAAGCGCTGGAGTACCATCGTCGTTGCATCGGCGACGGCGGCAGCCTTGGCGCTCGGCAAGCTGGCAACCGCTGCCGCGCACTCGCTCGACGACCTCGACGACATGGCGGCTGCTACCGGCACCACCACGCAACAGATCGAGGCGTTGCAACTGGTCGCCACCAAAGCGGGCGACCAGGGGTTCGAAGCCATCAACAAGGCCCTGGAACGCACCACGAAAGCGATGGGAGAGGCGCAAATCGCGGGCGATAAGTTCGGTGGTGATACGTTGTTCAAGGCGCTCGACATCGACGTGACGCGATTCAAAGACCCGATAGCGCTGATGGAAGCATTCGCGCGCGAACTCGATAAAGAAAGCAACGCCGCCATCAAGGCGGCGCGAGCCGCCGAGATGTGGGGCAAATCATGGGCGAGCGTGTTGCCGACGATGAAGAACCTACGCGCCGAGATGGCGCAAGCCGAAAAGGACATCGTGGCGGGTGGCGGCTTCACCAGCCAGCAATCGATCGATCAGGCAAACAAGTTTCTGGAAGCGCTAGGCAAGATGGCGGCGCTGTTCCGCCGCTTGCGGGACGCTGCCGGCGCCCAGTTAGGCGCGGCGCTAACCCCGGCAATCGAAGCGCTGACCGCGTTTATCGGGGCCAACATCACGCAGATCTCGGCCTGGATCGTGAATGCCGCCGGCTACATCAAGGCGCTAACCGGCGATCTCATCCGGTTTTTCGTGCTCGGGCAACCGGGGCAGCAGACCGAGTGGGGCGCGGCGATCATCAACACCATCCTCTACATCAAGAACGACCTCATCCCCGGCGTCACGGCGGCTTTCCAAACGCTGATGGGAGTTCTCAATCAGGTTGCCGGCGGCATCAATGCCATCTTCGGCACCAGCCTGACAGGCGGGCAAGTCGGCATGGCGCTGGCAATCGGGCAAGTCACTGGCGCCTTCAATACGTTGGCACTGGCCGTTACCGCATTCGCCTCAATACTCGCTCCACTGCTGTTAGCGCTCGGCCCGACCGGCTGGCTCATCCTCGGCATAGCCGCGGCGAGTGTCGCGGTGGGGGCGCTGGCCGCAAAGTGGCAGCCACTGGTTGATGCGGTTGATACCGCAGTCAAAGCCATCGGCAACAGCCTGGCGTGGCTCTGGGGCAAGCTGAAGGAACTCGGCTCGGCGTTTGTCAACATGCCGGCTCTCGCCGGCACGGGGGCAGCCCCGATGGCGGCGGGCGGCAGGGTTCCCGGCAGCGGCACTGGCGACACCGTGCCCGCCATGCTGACGCCGGGCGAGTTCGTGAACCGCAAGGCGTCGGTCGCCAAATACGGAGTCGGGCTGTTCCGCGCGCTGAATGCCGGCGCCATCCCGCGCGGCTTTTTCCGCGGGCTCGGCTTCGCGCTCGGTGGCCTGGTGGAGACGCCGCGCGGGTTCGCCGATGGCGGCCTCGCCACCGCAACCGTGGGCGGGCGGCCGGTGCATCTCCATCTCGGCGGCAACAGCTTTGCGCTGTCGGGCTCGGAGAGCGTCGTGGGATCGCTCGTCACCGAGGCGCACCGCCAGCGCATGCGCAGCGCCGGCACCAAGCCAAGCTGGTACGGCGGGCACTGATGGCGCTCGACTACATCGCCACCGCGCTCGACATACGTTTCGACATTGCGGCGGCGGCGCCGGGGATCAACCCGTTCTCGGCCCGCGGGCTCTCGGGCACGCTGGCGCCGATAGCGCTGGCGCAGGGCGACGACAAGCTCGCGCGCACCGTCAACGGCACGCTCATCAGCCTGGCCGCACCGCAGATGCGCAAGTACCGGCTGGAGGTCGGCGGCGACGACAAGGCGCCGCCTGCGCTCGACGGCCTGTGGGTCGGCATGCAGGTAGCGGTCGATGCGCACGTCGAGCTTGCGTATCTGACGGCTGGAGGCAGCCCGTCGCGGACGCCCGTGGCGGGCAGCAGCCGCACCGAAGGCGACTTCACCTATTACCGGCCGCACTTCGACATGCTGGTCGTCGAGCTTGAGATCCAGCGGCAGGAGTGGGAAGCGGCCGTCTCGTGGTCGCTGACGCTGGAAGAAATATAGGTGCCCGGACCATTCTGCTTTGCATATGCCGGGGGAATGATCGAAGAGCAGATAACCCTCGTCACCACCGGCAACACGCACGGCGGGATGCTGGAAACGGTCGGCATCGTCGGCGACGTGGATGTTACCGTCGGCAGCTCGCAGATCATGCGGCTGGCGGCGCCGGGCAAGCTCACCGACAACGAGTATTACACGCTCGCCGGGCCGGGCCTCGCCGCCGGCACCGTGACGATACCGGACGCCACGATCAGCGCGCCGGGGAGCATCAACTTCGCGCCGGCCGGCGGGGCGGCACATAGCGCCACCTTCGTCGCCACCAAAGCAGTGCCGGTCGGGACGGTGCTCGGGAGCTTCGAGGCGGGCAGCGACGAGGTGTTCCTCGATGGCGTGGAACTCTCGGACGGCATCTATAGCATTGCCGGCACCGCAATCGGCGATGCGAGCGACGCGCCCGTCTCAACAGCCTTCCTCACATGGGACGGCACCTCGGGACTGATGTGGACGCTGGTTGCCGTCAAGCTCGTCGACGACGTAAACAACTACGTCGTCGAGTCGCGGCCGGTTGCGGCCACCGCGAGCGGCGACTTCCCGGCCGCGCTCAGCGGCATGCCGAGCGGCGACTGGTACAGCGTCACCGGCATCCCTTCCGCCGCGCTGTCGAGCCTTACAGCGGGCCTCTCCTACAACGTCAGCGGCAACGGCATTCCGGTCGGCGCCACCTTCATCGCGCCCGCCAGCGGCGCCACGGCAATCACCATCGACCAGCCGGCAAGCTCGGCCGAGATCGGGGCGATCCTCACCATCACCGGGCCGCGCACGCCGAACGCGGCATTCGATCCGGCATTGCACGCACGGTTCGACGAGGACGTGATCACCGTCGAGATCGCCCATGCCGAGGGCGACTTCGCCACCCTCACGGTGGGGCTGCGAAACCCCGGCGTCGGTTTGCTCGCCGCCGGTCGCAACTTGTGGTGCTGGCTCTCATGGGATCAGGCGTGGCCGGATGGCGAGCCCGATCTGGTGCCGCTGTTCAATGGCCGCTTGGTCGGCGTGCCGCGCCTCGCAGCGGGCGAACTGGTCGAGTTGCAGTTCCTGGCACGGCCTGACGATTACAACGCGCAGAAGGCCGCGCTTGCGGCGTCGCTCCAGGTATTGCCGTACTGGGATCCGGTGTGGCTCGCCGCCAACATATCCGCCGACACGGTGCTGGAGACGTACTCGGCGCTCTGGCACATCGACCGCACCACGCTCGCGCTCTCGGTCAGCGACATCATCGAGGGCGAGGACGGCACAGTCACCATCGCCGAGAACCAGGCGCTCTACGAAAACTTCAGCCTGGCCTATGGCGAGCCGCCGCTGGTGGCTACCGCCGTCCGGGGCACGGTGTCGTGGTCGCAGCAGGGGCAGGGCATCATCGATGTGACGCCGCGCCTCGTGCAGGCATTCGATGAGGTCGCCGCGGCGCCCTACGGTGGGGTGCTGCCGTATGCGCTCCAGAAGACGTATCCGCTGTGGCTGCGAGAGGGCGGCAGCGGCATGATCCAGGCGCTTTACGGCGACGGGCTTCTGAACAGTTGGCCCAAGCCGGGCACAAATATCGGCGGCGGCTGGTCGCTCAGCCAACTGACCGACGGCTCAGGCAAGCCCCTGTGCTTTATCGAGGAGGCGACCGCTAACAACAAAGGGGGCTGGCTTTCGCCGTTGGTCTACGGCGTGGAGTACACGGCGGCAATCAACGCAGTCACACAGGGCTCCAATGACGCCGAGCCATCGGATTCCGAGATTGTCATGGGGCAGGGGCTAGAGCGCATCGTGCTGTCGTTTCCGCTCCAGACCTACAACATAAGAATGAATGTCGAGTATCGCGCCGACCGGCCGCGCACCGAGACGGTGAGCGCGGTACTGACGGCGGATGTGCAGCGGGTGATTTCGGACTCGGCCGACAGCGACCGGGAAAGCATCGAGCTCACCTCCGACTTTGTGAGCCAGGGCGTGGACCCAGGCGGCGGCGTGCCGATCGGCGATCTCGCCTACAAGAGCTATTTCCAGACCGACCGCGGCACGGCTAGCTTCGAGTACCTGCTCTTAGCGGCCCGCGCCAAGATGCGGGCGCGGGCGCGCTCGGTCGAGGTCACGCTGGCAACCGATTGGCGCACCGCGCTCGACATCGGACTGCGCCACAGCATCACGTTGCTCGACAGCCGGCTACCGGGCGGAAACGCTACCGGCAAGGTCAAGTCATACACGCTGCGCTGCGCCGATGGCGTCATGCTCGGCGAGTTTACGATCGGCTGCACGATCGGCAACGGCACGCCCAGCGTCCCCGCCATAGGGGAAAATACTTATGTCGACGACCCCTATGTCGAGCGCGGCTGGCAGGTCGTGGCGGGGGCGCAGTACCCGCTGATCGAGGACGAGCTGGCCTATGAAACGCTCGACGCCTTCGTCGTGGCCGACGACGGAATCAATCTCAGCTACTTCACCGCCGACGAAGCGGTTAACTACTGCACCGTCGAAAACGGGCTGGAAGAACAGCTCACCGAACTGGAGAAATTTCAGAACACGATCGCGCCGACCAACGGCGACCCGCTGAGCAAGGCGCAGGAGATGACGACCACCGTCACGCTCGACCTGCGCCCGGTCCAGGGCTCGGAGTTTCACACAGACTTTTTTCCGGCGCTGTCGCAGTTGTCGTTGCCGAAGACCATCGACCTGGCTGCGGAATAAGCCATGCCGCACGGCTTTGAGTACATTGTCCGGCCCTATCAATCGCCGGACTCACTCGGCGGCACGGTTATTCCGGCGACGCCGAAGGGCACCCGCGAGCGCGCACGCCTGACCTGGGGCGGCAAGGGCACCATGCCTTCGGTGCGGTTTACCGGAGTCGATTTCAATACGGTTAAACGCAAAACGGTTGTGAATACCGAGAAGGAACGCGAGAGCGACATCGTCCGCATCGAGCAGCCGGGCAAGCCGGAAAACTATGTCGATGTCGCGCGGGCAAAAAAAGTGGAGCTCACTCGGGACGAAACCGAGGTTACACCGCAAAGCCTCGCCGATACTCAGTACGCCGCGAGCGGGATCGACCCGCGATTAGACGGCTACGAGTTCCATCCGCCGTCCGACAGCAAGACGACGAAGTCGACCGGCCCGGCGACTTGGAACATGAAGAACCAGCAGTAAATGGTCTTCGTCGAAGATCCGTGGTCACGCATCGTCGCGGTGCATTGGGCGGACGATGGGCCGACCGATCCCGGTGGAGACGGCACCCAGTGCGGCAGTGGGTGGTTCCCATTAGGCGGGTGGTTCCCCGGCGGCGACGGCTTTCCCCCGCAGCCTATATCCGGGACGGCAAATATGTTGGTCGAGCATGGTGGGGTTCACTGGAACCCCGCCGTTGCCCAGCCACCACCCGTTGACAACCCTTATCTGTTTTTTATTCCCGGCCTCGGCGCGTCCCACCTCACGATACGCATCGCATGGAGAGGGGTATTGCCTCCCGAACATGAAGGCATTCTGCCCCTCCTGGCGGGGCTTTGGATATTCCCGGGCAGGGCGCCCTATCCGCCATATAACAATGCCGCCGGCACTCCAGTGCCGGTGTTACAACGCCCGCCCTTTAGTCCAACCGTAAGCGCCCAGGTTATTGGCGACGGGAGCGTGGCGTTTGATGGGCCGGAAATACAAATCGGGAAGTTCGATGTCCCATGTACGGTTGCCGCTGATTATGCGGCCTACACATTGTCAGGAGTGGCGATGGCGCCCCGGCCGTCTGTGCCGTTTATTCCGTCCACGCGCGCCGGGCCGCCTCATTTCGGCTTTCCGGGCGATCACCCCGGCGACGGGATTTGGATCTCGGTTGAATATGTTTGCCCTGATGCTGTCGCCCTGCGGGCCGTCGGTTAGTTAAATGGATCTGACCTTCCGCCTTCCTGGCCCGTGGGGTTCCGGCAAGGGCGCGAACCTTCAGCCGAGTGAGGTCGACAACAACTTCTGGGAGCTGGCCCAGGCGATTGTAGACCTTCAAAGCAACCCCGCGCAGCCGGTCGGCATCGCGTCGATAAGCGTCAGCGGCACGCAGATGACGATAACCCTGACCGATGGCACGGTCATGGGTCCGTTTACGTTGCCGGTGCTCACATTCCGGTGGCGTGGTGAGTATGAGGCAGGTGCGACGTATGCGGAATTGGATGTATTCACCGTCACTACCGGCAACCCGTGGATAGCTGACACCAGCACGGTGCGGTATGGCATCTTTCTGGTGCAGGTTTCGATCCCGGCTGCGCCGATGTTCGATCCTGATCTTCAAATTGATGGCGCGCCGGCTTTCCTTCAGATGTTCGGCTCGGTCGATACGCTGCTGTCTACGCTGGCGGACGTTGCTGTCGACGAGCCGCCCGGTTTCAACCCGCTGGCCGAGGGGCACGTCCTGCGGTGGACTTTCGACACCAATAAATGGGTGAACTCCTACCTCGGCTCGATGGCGGTGCAAGACGCCAACAACGTCCACATCATCGGCGGGCAGATCGGGGGATTGCCTGCTCCGGTGGCGCCCGGCGATGCCGCGACCAAGGCGTATGTCGATGCGCTCCCGGCCGGCATGATGGTCGCCGACCGGACGATGATGGCGAACATCTCCGGCCTGACCGGGCCGGCGCTGCCAAACACTCTGTCGGATTTTCTCGACTACGCGCTCCTGACCAGCGCCCGCGGCACGCTGCTCTATCGCGGCGCGTCCGGCTGGATCGCGCTGGCGCCCGGCACCTCGGGCTATTTCCTGAAAACCCTCGGGACCGGCGCCGACCCCGCATGGGCCCCCGGCGGCTCGGGCGTGACCAGCATCACCGCGGGTGCCGGCATCGACACGA